AGCCAAGGCAACTATGATTAACTTTATCTTCTCCATCTAAGGGGCGAACATGTCAAACCCAAACCTATTAGCCGCGACCACAGCTTCCGGCACTACAACTTACTATACTCCCGGCGGCACGACTGCGGTTGTTTTGGTGACCAATGCTGCTTCCAGTGGTCAGGTCTATAAGATCAACCAGATTGTTGCTGCTAACGTCAACGGCACCAACGCAGTAAACGCAACGGTATCTGTTTACACCAACGGTGCTGTGGCCCAAGGCTCTGCTCCTAGCGGCGGTACGGCATACCCGATTGTCAGTACAGTGTCCGTACCTGCAAGCGCTTCGCTGATCGTAGTGGACAAAACAACCCCCGTCTACCTGATGGAGGGAACTTGTATTTCCATTACCAGCGGAACGGCAAGCGGCATCACTTACTCAATTTCATACGAAGTTATTAGCTAAGGATTAACCATGTCCCTGCGCTACCTTGGCGGCTTCATTACCGCTACGTTTAACCCGTTTGCCCCAGTATCCGTAGACTACCTTGTTGTGGCTGGCGGTGGTTCGGGCGGCGGAGATCGAGGGGGCGGTGGCGGTGCTGGAGGTTTCCTTACCGGTTCTACAACCATTACGGTGGGAACTACTTACACCGTTACGGTTGGTGCTGGTGGTGTTTACACAGGCGCTTATGCCCAAGGAGCTAACGGAAGTGATTCCATCTTTGGATCCATAACTGCAACTGGTGGTGGTGGCGGAGGTGCTGGAAATGGGTCTGGTTCTGGCGGAACTAATGGCAGCAACGGTGGTTCTGGTGGGGGCGCTACCGGAAACAGTACCGGCGCTAAAACTGGAGGAACAGGTGTTTCTGGGCAAGGTAATCGCGGCGGTAACAGCGCAAGCACAAATATACCGGGGGCAGGTGGCGGGGGTGCTGGTACACAAGGATTAGACAATACCGCAGGGTCTGTTAGCGGAACAAATGGTGGGGCGGGTCTACCATCTTCAATTACAGGATCATCTGTTTTCTACGCTGGCGGTGGTGGTGGTGGAAACCAAGGTTCGGCAGGTGGCGGTACTGGAGGCTCTGGTGGTGGCGGTAATGGCGGAGCTGCAACAGCAGGAGCAGCAAATACTGGTGGGGGCGGCGGCGGCGCAGATAATGTATCTGGCAGTTTGTCTGGCGCTAATGGTGGTTCTGGAATAGTTATTATTAGCTCACCACAACCCGCGTCGTCAACAACAGGATCACCAACAGTAACTACTGTAGGCGCTAATACCGTGTACAAATTTACTGCCAGTGGATCAATTACGTTCTAGGATAGCCCATGACACAGTACGCTGGAATTTGGACGCGCACACAACAGATGCAAGCCAAAGCTGCGGGTACTTGGCCTACTTATGTTGCGCCTGTGCCAATTAATTATGTTGTAGTTGCCGGTGGTGGCGCTGCTGGGTACAACACCACAGGTGGCGGTGGAGCAGGTGGATTTAGGAGCGGTACATTCGCGTCATTTTCCGCAATTGGCAGTTCGTTTACGGTAACTGTTGGTGCTGGTGGCTCTGGGTATGGTTCTGCCGGATCTGATTCTGTTTTATCGTCTATAACCTCCACTGGTGGGGCTCCGTCTGCTGCTGGAACTTCTTCAGCCGGAATAAACGGCGGTTCTGGCGGTGGAGCTTCTTACGCAAATATAAATTCTTATGGTCTGGGAAATAGACCGGCTGTAACACCATCACAGGGTAACAATGGTGGTCAAAGTAGTGGCGGCTCGCCATACACTAGCGGGGGCGGCGGAGGTGCTAGTGCAGTCGGAGGAAACGCAAATGTTGGGGGAACTGTTGGCGGTGTTGGGGGCGCTGGAGCAGCTAACCCAATAACGGGTTCTACCACTGGTGAGTTAAGTGGTGGCATTTACTATCTGGCTGGCGGTGGTGGCGGTTGTGGATACACAAGTAATTACAACGGCGGCGTAGGCGGGCTTGGTGGCGGCGGCACCGGTGGCGGATTGCAAAATAGTGGCGCTGGGCAAAACGGAACAACAAATACAGGTGGCGGTGGCGGCGGATGGGGCGCTGGTAGTGGAAGTGCTGGTAACGGCGGTTCTGGCGTTGTCATTCTTTCTTACGTAACTGCAGATCACGTTGATTTAACAACTATTGGCGCTGGCTTAACTTACACCAAAACAACAGCTAGTGGCTACACAATTTATACATTTACTGCTGGAACAGGAACTGTAACGGTTTAACAAAATGGCACATTACGCATTTTTAAATTCCGACAATGTTGTAACTGAAGTCATCGTCGGTGTCGATGAGACGGACACTTCTCACGACTGGGAACAATTTTATGGCGAATTTCGCGGTCAAGTATGTAAGCGAACAAGCTACAACGGCAATATTAGAAAAAATTACGCGGGTATTGGTTACACTTACGATGCACAACGCGATGCGTTTATTCCACCAAAGCCCTTTGCAAGCTGGACTCTAGACGAAGCTACTTGTTTGTGGGCTCCTCCTACACCAAGGCCCGCAGATGGCAAGCCCTATTACTGGGATGAGCCCACCCTTACTTGGATTGAAATGACATGAGCAAACAATATCCCGGTGGGCTAATCACCAAGACCCCAGTCACACCAACAGGGCCATACCAAAATGGCACTGCGTCCGGGGTATGGACGCTTAATCAACAGGCAAAGTACCAACAGCAAGGCATCTGGCCCACGGCTGGGCTTACGCCTAACTACATTGAGGATGTGTTTAGCACATACCTTTATACGGGTACAGGGTCGGCGCAAACAATCACCAATGGAATTAACTTGTCCGGGCAAGGCGGTTTGGTTTGGACAAAAGCCAGAGATACGACAACTACATCTGACAATACTTTAAATTACAACAGTAGTGGTGGTTATGTAACAAGTAACAACACGAGCGCTAGTGGCAACTCTGGGAATAGTTGGAATTCAACAGGGTTTAATGTTGGGCCTTATCTTATAGCCAATACTTCTGGAATTAATTACGTCTCATGGACATTCCGCAAACAACCAAAGTTTTTTGATGTTGTTACGTATACGGGGGATGGAACTGCGGGTAAAACCATTGCCCATAGCCTTGGCTCAGTACCGGGTTGTATTATTGTTAAAGCAACAAATACAGCAATGGAATGGGCTGTTTACCATACTTCTTTAGGTGCAACGCAGTACATGTCTTTAAATACTACTGATAACGTTACTGCTTCACTATATTACTGGAACAACACAACACCAACGTCTTCTGTATTTACAGTAGGCGACAGCGGAAGAACAAATGGCGCAGGGAATACCTATGTAGCTTACATTTTTGCCTCCAACGCAGGAGGTTTTGGCGCTACTGGTACAGATAACGTAATTACTTGTGGGTCGTTTACAACTGATGGCAGCGGTAATGCAACAGTAACCTTGGGCTATGAGCCTCAATGGATTTTGACAAAACGAACTGACAGTTCAACATTAGGGCAATGGTATATTAATGACAATATGCGTGGTATGCCAGTTCAAGCATCTGCGGCTGGAACTGCGTATTTAACCGCTGAATCATCATCTGCTGAATATGTTGGCGGTGTTGCATATCCAACAGCTACCGGTTTTCAAGTGGGGGGTGTCTATGGGGGTCAAACAAACATCTACATAGCAATACGCCGTGGGCCAATGAAAACGCCTACGGATGCGACTAAGGTGTTTAGTCCTATTGCTGCAAACAATTCAACTAATACTAAAAATACAACAAACTTTCCTGTTGATTTGCAACTAGGAAAATATAGAACAATTGACTCAAACATCTTAGCAACAGATAGATTGCGTGGTATTTCAACGGATTCAAATTCATCGGGACAACAACTTAGGACAAATACAACCAGTCCTGAAGATTCTGGGACTTGGACTCGTGGTTGGGACAATACCGGTTTTTTAACGCCTGTGGCATACGCAGGTACACCAACTATTTTGTGGAACTTTCAACGAGCCCCCGGTTTCTTTGATGAGGTTTGCTATACGGGTACGGGAACAGGAGGGGCAACATTTTCGCATAATTTAACAGTTGTACCCGAATTTATGATTGTTAAGAACAGAACAACTAGTGCTCAATGGCTTATTTATCAAAGTTCATTAGGAAATACACAATACTTGTTGTTTACAACGGGCGCTGCTGGTACAGGTTCTTTTGCTTGGAATAACACAAGTCCCACAAGTACCATATTTACTGTTGGAACATCTGGGGCGTGTAATACCAGTGGGGAAAATTATGTCGCTTATTTATTCGCAACACTTGCTGGTGTTTCTAAGGTAGGCTCTTACACAGGCAACGGCACAACGCAGACCATTAATTGCGGCTTCACTGGTGGCGCTAGGTTCGTTCTCATTAAGCGCACAGACTCAACTGGTGATTGGTATGTCTACGACACGGCCCGTGGAATGACTACGCTGACAGACCCATATCTACTTCTAAACAGTTCGGCGGCTGAAACTGCCACGCTTGGTTCTGTGACTACAGTAACAACAGGTTTTGCATTGAATTCAACCATACTTGCTGACATTAACATAAGCGCAGCATCTTACATTTTCCTCGCAATAGCATAAGGACACATCATGGAAATCCGAATCAGAGAAACCGGCGCAGTCGTATTTCAAAACGAGTTCCGCGCTTACGCCCAGACGCAAGGAGCCATTTTTGGTGAGCCTTTGACCGAGGAGTTCATCAACCAATACGGTGGTGACATCGTGCTGGAAGGCCCACAAGCCACAGGTACACATTACCAATATAGCCAGCGCAGCGGCGTAGAGCAGATCGACGGCAAGTGGTATACCAAGTACATCCTTGGCCCAGTCTTTACAGATACCCCGGCTACCGATACCGAGCCAGCCAAAACTACTGCCGAGAATGAAGCTGCATACCGCGCCATGAAAGATGCGGAAGCCGCCAAGGGCGCACGTGAGACCCGCACACAACTGCTCAAGGACAGCGACTGGACTCAGATTGCCGACAGCACCGCAGACAAAGCAGCATGGGCAACCTATCGCCAAGCCCTGCGCGATGTGCCTAGCCAGTCGAGCTTCCCGTGGGATATCACTTGGCCAACCCAACCGGAATAAAGCATGAATATCCAACTACCTATTGACCTCGCAAACCAGATCCTTGGCTACCTCGGAACACGCCCCTACCAAGAGGTGTTTACGTTGATCCAAGGCATCCAAGACGCAGCTAAACCCAAGGAGACCCCCCATGGCGACCAAGTGGATACAGAAAGCAATTAAGCACCCCGGCGCGCTGAAGGAGGCCCTTCATGTGCCCATGGGCAAGACTATCCCTGTAAAGAAGCTGGCCAAGGCTGCCAAGGCGCCGGGTAAGCTCGGCCAGAGGGCGCGCCTTGCAAAGACGCTGCGAGGCTTTGATTGATATGAGCGGTGAGATCGACCCGGTCCGTTATGGCGTGCTCTGGCAAAAAGTCCAAGACCTAGACAAGAAGGTGGACAAGCTGGAGTCTGGCATGGAAGAGCTATTGGCCCTTGCAAATCAGGGCCGTGGTGGGCTGTGGGTCGGTATGGCCGTTGTATCAGCGGTATCCACCGTTGTGGGGTACTTAACGCACTGGATGCACAAGGGATAGCCTATGGACCCCATAACGGCCTTCGCGGCGGCTCAAGCGGCTGTTAAGGGCGTTCAGGCAGCCATCAAGCTAGGCAAGGACATCCACGCCATTACTGGCGAGGCAATGAAGTTCTTTGAGGCCAAGGATGTAGTGCAAAGGGCCGCATCCCAACCTAAAAGCTTGTTTGCAAAGTCAGATACGGCACAGGCCTTTGAGATCGTCATGCAGGCCAAACGGCTGGATGATGCGGAAAAAGAGTTGAATCAGTGGCTTGTGCTTAATGGTCATGCCGATGTCTGGCAGCAGCTACTCATCACCAGAAACGACTTGATCCAAAAGCGCAAGGCGCAGGAAATCTTGGATGAAAAGAACGCAGCGGCCAAGAAAAAGGAGTTGGATGAGCTGATTAATTGGCTCCTTGGCGGCGCAATTGCTATTTTGGTTTTGGGCCTTGTCTTTTGGTGGCTAACACTTTTGCTGGGGAAGTAAATGAGTGAGGAAAAAATTCAGAACATGGAAGCCAAAGGGCAACTGATTGAAAAGATCACGTTTGCTTTATTGCCATTGTTATTCTCCTGCGTGGTTTACTTGATGTCGGCCTT